CATGTTCTTAGCGGAGACGACGCCGAAAGCGTTGGCTTGAAATATGAAGGTCGAGACGGGAACTTTGTTGTTCGTGTCGATACCGATGGAGACGGGAAATGAGTTTTTCAATTCGGTTTCTTCGTCTCATTATCGGAGCGCTGGCGGTTCTCTCTCTCTTAACCGCCAGCGCTTTTGCGCAATCAAATGCAGCCCTTCGAAAGAAAGAGCTGGAAAAAGTTTCGATTTCGCAAATTCCGCTTGCTGGATATGATAAGCCAAAGCCGGGCGACGTTCCCGGACCGCTTGAGCCTGCATACACTTATTGGGGGCAGATTTACGCAATCCGCGACGTTGACACGGTTCGCGGCTCTGTTGATTTGGGCTTCAATGTTCACATGTGGTTCGATTATCGCTTTTGGGCCAATGACGGTTTTGAAATCACAAAGTCAGGCGGGCGCTCTGCATCACATGTGGCACGCGGTTACAAATGCCGCGACTTAATGGTTCGCTGGCTTGGAAATAATCAGACATTTCCCAAAACGGCCAAATACCACCAGTTTGAAAAGCCAATTCAGGTTGTCGTCAAAAGCGTGAAGGCTGACAAGTACGCTGAACGCTGGTTGTTTACCGTCTATAAAGACGGGGTAAACCTGAACCAATTAGCGGCAAGATCGGGTTGCGCGATTGTCACAACCTTTAAAACTAAGCCGCCGTTTTATCCACGGAACACACCGATTACAGCCGACATGAAATAAAACCTGAAAAGTTTCCTTTCGGGCTTTAGGCCCCGCGTAGCCCCCTTTTCTGCGCGGGGCTTTTTTGTGTCTAAATATTATGTTAGGGCAAAATCATGAAACTTGGTTCTTTTGCGTGGTTTTCAGGCCTTATTTCGCGATTTCCCGCGCAACGGGAAGCTTTTGAAGATATTTCGACCAATGACACGCCTGAACAATCGCGCTCACAGGCGCTTAAAATAGAGGACGCCATGCAAAAGACTTCAATCAACGGGAAAATCGAGCTTGCCGTTCATGAGGGTATTGTTCTTGAGCGCTATAAAGACAGCGTTGGCGTCTGGACAATCGGCGTTGGCGTAACAGCGGCGGCAGGCGCAGACATTGACCCGCGCACCTATCGCGGCAGCATTACGGTTCGACACGCAATCGACATGATGGAGCAAGTCTTACCGAAATATGAAGGGTATGTTCGACGCCTGCTTGATGGGCGACGGGTTCCGCAACATGTTTTCGACGGCTTGGTTTGCGCGGCCTATAATATCGGACCAAATTTTGCTAACGGCAGACTTACTCGAAAATATGTCAGGCGCGGTGAGTATCGACGGGCGCTTGTCTTGTGGCGCAATGCAGACGGGAAGCCGTCAACCGCAATTCTAAAGCGCCGCCATAAAGAAGCGCTGTTGATCGAAACGGGCATATACAGCCAAGACCCAATACCGCTTTATGACGGACGCGGACGGGCAAACACGCCGCGCAGAATTAGCGAAATCCCCGCCGTTGAACTCAAAAGAATGATGAAGGTGAGAACGGTCTAATGGGAAAGATTAAAGAGCTATCAGCAAGAGCAATGAATTTTACGGGCTTCAACCCCACAAGCTTGATGATTACCGCAGGGATTGCCGTGATTGGTCTTGTCGGTCACTTTGCTGACAGATATTTCAACGGCCTTTCGCGATACAATGACGGCTTTGAAGAATGCGGTTTGGCAACCCAAGAAGCTGAAGACGAAAACCAAGTTGAAGTTGACGGCTACCTTTTCGAATATCAAGAGGCTTCAGACGCTATTGAAGACGAAGTTCAAAATATTATTATTGAAGACGCCGCGCAATCCGGCGCGACGGTTGCAGATTTGAACGCAGCTTTGAAGCAATGGCAGGACAGCCAAGACGAAAGGAACCGCCGCAATGAAGACCCTAAAACAGATTGGCATTCTGACGATGTGCCTGACGATGTGCGGTTGCGCTTCCGTGGCAGAGATAAAAGCCGCCGCTGAAGCTGTTGAGGTTCCAGAAACACCGCCTCAATTAACCATCAAGCCTGAATTGCTGATTATCCAGCCCTTGACGGATCGACCCGCCGTGAAGACGAATGGCGACCTTGAAGAATGGGCTGAAATCACTGACGACGACGCCAAGCGCGACAGGCGGCAGCTTGAATTGCTTGTGACGGCTGAAGAACAGCGCGAACACAATCAAGCCGAAATCAACGCCAAATATGAAGAAAAGAAGACCAAGGCCAAAGACGCCGTTGAGAAAATCAACGAAGTCAGCAACAAGGCGCGCGGCTCATGGTGGAAGAAGTTTAATCCGTTTTAACCAGTCCACGGCCAAACAACTTGATAGAACCAAGTTCCGTTTCCAATATCTTTTAAAAAATATCTTTCCCGAAAATGATTGCTCATTGTTCTTTCGGCTTTGTATTGGTCTTGATAATCTTTATTTGAAATCTCGCATTTTCGGCAATGTTCTTGTGTGATTAAATAAATCTCATCTTTCGTTTTACCCTCAGCAATTATTTCATACTCATAAAAACTATCGCCATATGAGCGCTTTTGGCCTGAGTGTGTTTTAAAGACCTGAACGCCGTCTTCATTGAAAATTTCTCTCTTTTCTGACTTAAACATTTTGTTTCCTTTTTGTGTGTTTGTTAAGTTTTAAAAGCCGCCGCCCAAAGCTTATGGTCACAAGCACGAACCACAAGAATGTCGGTGTAGTATTTCTTCCCGCATTTGGTTTCTATATCCAAGACGTTGCCCGTCCAAATCGCTGACTTGAATTTAACCTTCTTCAATATGCTGTTAAAGCGAAAGGCTGTTGTAATTCTTCGCGCGGTCATGAGGTTAGCCTTCCGTTCAATTTGTCACTGTTGCGCCGCTTCCAATCGTCTTCAATCGCGTCTTCAATGTCGATTTGGGGTTTCTTTTTGCGTCTAGTTTTTGCGGCGTTAGCTTGGCGGTGCGGCTGGTCATATTTATTGTGACACCGTTGACACCATGCCTTTAAGTTTTCGCGGTCACTATCTGACGGGTCATGGTTCAGGTGCGCGATTGTCAAAATAACTTTCGAACCAGTTACAGGGTGCGGATCATAGTTTATGGCGCGACAGTCAGGCCATTCAGGCGACCCTTCGCAAGCATGATTTGCGCGCTCAAGAATTTCATTCCGAATGGCTTTCCATTCTTTCGAATTAGTTGACCCGCCCGGATAGCGCTTCATGTTTTCAGGACTAATTGGCATCTCCTACCCCTCTGTCTTTGGCGGGGCGATTGGGAGCATGGCAAATGCGGGTTCAGATACCTCATGGCCAGATGCAGACTGCCAGAAACCTCTTGTCTGTCCAGTGTAGCGACCACCATGCGTTTCATGTTCTATTTCATATGTTGCGTTTGGAAATCGCCCCCCTGCTTTATTGGCAATATCCACGTAACCCTCGCTAGGTCCATCCGCGTCTTTCCAAGTTTCAACAATCGGGTTATCAATCTTCACCCACGGATTATCGGATTGGCTTTGCAGGCGAGTGATGGCGGCGTCCAGCGTCTCCTCGTGCCATACGTCACCATTGCCCATAATCCCTGTGGCTTTTGCGCATTCTGACCTAAGTTCCCGCAACCGCTCCACCAGCTCATCATCCTCAACCTTAGAGGCGCGGTAATCGTGCAGGGCCTTGTCGTTAGCAAGTATTCTCCGCTTCATTAATTCTACAAGGTCGCGTCCGCTTTTGTCGTCAACAGCTTCCAAAGCTTTTCTAAAAACTGAATGAGCAAGAGCTAAGTCTAAATTGCTAGCCTCAATCGCCTCTGCCAACCTATCCGCTGGCGTCTTATCGGGGGTCATGATTGGGCCTCTTTGTTAAATTCAACCAATAGCGCCTTTGCCTCTCTAACGATAAAGCGGGCGTTTTGCTCAGGGGAGAAAGCGCCTGTTCGTTTTGAGTAACAACCGCTTGCCACCGCATGAACTATAATTAAAAATTTACTTTCTTCATCAGTCATCATTTCATCTCCATGCGGCTAGATTGCCGGGTTTGTGGGTGGGGGTTAGGCTTGCGCCTCAGACGGCTCGGCTAGTATTTTCGTTTCGCTCACAAACACGACCCGCTCCATAACGGAGTGAGGCTCTCCGATTAATCTAATTAACTCGTCGCGTCGGTTAAATGCTTTTTGAGCGCTATCTGCCTCCCCATCAAACCAATCAATCTCAGAGCCAAAAACATCTGTGCCTGTAACAACTACATATTCTATTTTTTCTACGTCTGCTTCTGCCATTTCTCATTCTCCATTTATATTCATATGCACCTGCGGGATTGCAGGGGTTAGTCGTGACGGTTGATCCGCGTGTTCAGATTTTTAGGCCACTCTTTCACGACAATGCGAAATAACAGCGCCAAGATTATTGCCGTGAAAAATGCGGCGATAGACATGTTTTCAAGAGCGGGTGTCATTTTCTTTCTTTCCTAATTGTCGTTTCGCGCGTTCAAAGCTCATGTTCGCGTGAAGTTTTTGAATGTCTAATGCTTCTAAAAATCGCGGGTGTGCTTGCGAAATTCGGTGTATTGATACGCCTTCGAATGGGTGTCCTGACATGGTGTTTCCTTTTGTTGTGCCATGTCAGGCTAATCGGCGCGGGTTAATTAGGCGTTAAGACGCCACCAATTCACCGCCAAGCGACCTTGCCAGCTCTAAAATCTGACGCCTGACAGCTTTGTTTTTGATTTTCAAAATTGCCTTGGCGAGTGAAACGCCGTCCGTTGAATTGATGAACTCATAAACAAGTGCCGACTTGTCAGACTTCACTTCGTCGCTATTTCTACCCTCAAGTCCTTCATAGAAAGACGCCACAGGCACTTCTAAAACCTCTGACAATTTCCAAAGACGACTTGCGCCAATACGGTTCGCGCCGCGCTCGTATTTTTGCACCTGTTGAAATGTGACGCCTAATTGATCGCCAAGCTTTTCTTGGCTCATTCGCATGACCTTGCGGCGTATTCTGACGCGCGCACCCACATGAACGTCAATTGGATTTGCGGACCTTGGCCCTAGTTTTTGTTCTGCCATGATGTTTCCTTTCAATGACGGTTTGAATTTAATTCTAAGACGCGCGGAAACGACGCCTTGTGCTGTTTCCAAAATGCTTCGCGGCTGACGTTTAGATTGGGAAGCGGCGCGTCGTCAGGAAGTCCGTTTTTCATCCAAAATTGGATTTTCTCGACATTCTCTTGCGCCATTCCAAGCCGCCCTGTTTCGCGCAAATATAGGCGCTTACGAAGGGCCTTCCTTGTCCCTTGATAGCCAAGCAGGCGCGCAAATCTTGACCGCGTATAGCCAAACGCTTCGCGTGACTGTCTAAGCCATAAGCCAAACGCAATCTTTTCAGGTGAAGGGTTGCGGCGGGTGGTATTTCTCAAGACACCATCCGAAAGGACTTTCAAGTCTGACAGCGGAATTTGTTTGTTATCGGTCATAATCTGAACGGTCAACTTCACCGCCTTCGTTCAAATCAGTGTCGTCAAGGTTCTTCACGTCAACCGACTGCGCGACTGAAACAAGCCTATCTTTCAGGCCGGGACGCACAAACAAGTCGCGATAAGCTTCAGTGTCGCCATCTTTCATTCGAAGCATGACGGCCTTAAGCGCAGAACCGCCGCGATTAGCCGCCGCCTCAAGTTCGCGAAGCTGGTCACCAAATTTATCAACGACGCCTTTGTTCGCCTCTTCAATCATCATTTCGCCGTGGACGTTGCTGATTAACTGGCCGTCTTTGATGCACTCTTTGTAACGCTCACCAACTCGCGCGTTTTTGACGGCGTGTGTATCGCGGTCAATCGTCAGGTTCATGGTCAGGTCATAAAGAAGCTGACCGTCACAACACGCACCAAGAACGGCGTTTTTCGAACCGGGATCAATCGTCTGCTTCATCCGAATGCACATAATGACGTGTTGAGAAATGCCCAAAATATGATTGATAAACCGCTTGTGTTGCATTTTCGGCTTGGTCCAAACATTGATTGAAACCTTCTTGTTTCGCTTCAAAAGGTCCGCTTCGATTTCTTCCTTGAACTCAAGAACGCCGCCGTCGCCGTCCCATTCATGCGAGGCGCTATCGAAGATGACAACCGCCGCTTCATGCTGAACCGCCGCTTCAACAGCTTCTAAGCAGCGCAGCGGGCGAAACGGCGGGCGAAGGTCTATGACCTCAAATGCGCCAACGTCTTCATGACCAACGTATTCTTCAGATTGCCCATTGTGAGTATCTATGACGATAATCTTTCCGCTTGGCCCTGCTATCCCTCGCGCCAATTTAAGCGCCGATAGCGTCTTCCCTGCATGATTGAAGCCCAAGACACCAATCTTCAATGATTGCGCTTTCTTGACGCCCTGACGCGGCGTAAATTCGGTGTTTTCGTTGGTCATGCTACTTTTATCTTTCAAATATAATGGGTTTAAATGGATTAAAAAAAGGCGAACCCATCAAGGTTTTTTGAGTGCCGTTTATCAAATCACAGGCAACAATTTTATTGTCATAAACCGCAATCATTTTGTCACTCTCGACCACAGGGCTAATTTTTAAATCTATAGAGCGTACCGAAGGGAAGACCTCATATAAAACCCCTTCTTTCGCCTCCCACGCCAACAAAGCGCAATTCATTTGCGTTCTTGAATGGAATAAAATGACTTTAGGCGGCTTGGCAGGCCTGTTTATTTGAGAGAGAGCTTGCTTTAAATCAGCTATAGTCGGCACACTCATGACCTCGCTCCTTTGTGCTTTACAGCCTTTGTGATTAAGTCGCCAAGCTTTGCGTTTGCCTCGCGAAGACCCTTGATTGCGTCGGTGTAATCAGAAACGAAGTCGTCACCTGACTGACCTTTGCCTGACTTCATGAGCGCGTTTATTGCATGACCATTAAGGGCGGCTTCAACGTCTTCGTGAAGGCAATCTAAAACCAATAGCATGGCTTCAGCAATTTCAGGCGCTTCGTCGGCGCGGCCAAATATAGGGTGCGCGCTCATTCTTCTAACTGCCACGGTTTGAAGTCGCTATCTTCAAACGCTTTCGGGTTCAGGGGTGGAAGCCAGCGCTTTTCCAATCCGTTGTTTTCCATATACCAATGATAGAGCTTCGTTGCGCGCTGAACGCGGATTTGACCTGTTCGATACATTGACGTGATGCGCCCGTTGTCATGGCTTGGAAGTTCGCGAAGAAGCGCATGGTTATATTTTCCGCGCTGTTGAATTAGGAACCAGTATTTGTGACTGTCAACTGAATGAAACCTTGTCAGCCATTCTTCGTTTGGCCCTTCGCCAGACGCGACATGAACAGCAAGGCCCTTGCGACCACGCGCAGCCTTGATTGCCTCTTGATAGAGGAACGCGCCCGTCAAATATCCGTGGTCATGAATTTGATCCTTCGCGGCTTCGTCAAACATTTTGCTGAATTTGTTCGCAATCGTTTTGTATTCAAGCTGGAAGTCAGGCTGAAGGTAATCAATCCGAACTTTGTATTTAATACCATCTTTCGTGAACAGAATTGACACTTCAGGAAAGCCGCCTGACAACCAAGTTTCGCGCAAGCCGTATTGGTCCATAATTTCGCCAGCGCGCTTTAATTCTTCAAGCTGCTTTTCTGTCAGCAAATACTTGCCTTCATTTGAAGCCTCATAGTTCGCCTTCACTTCGTCATGAAACAGAACGTCAGCGCCTGCTTCTTTCAGCCGTTCCGTCAGCGCTGCAATGGTTCCTTTATCGCCAAGGCCATTCGCTTTGCAGGCCGCAATATAGTCATCTTTCATCTTCAAAAGCTTGACCTTGTGAGCGGCTTCCCATTCTTCACGGTCAAACACTTGCGCATTGCGTGACCAGAAAACAGCTTCGCCTTCAAGGTTGCGGTCATGCCAAGCGCGGCCTTCAGCAAGGCTTTTCGTCATTTCTTCAATCGCGGCGTCTGCGTCGTAATCTTCCTCTAATGTCGGCGCTATAACGTCCTCATAATAGACAAGCGCGCCTTTGTTCAGCTTTCCAATCGCCGTTGTCGAAAGCCTATCTTGCGCCGCATATTCTTTGAACGGCAGGCCAAAATATATGCCGTCAGTGAGTTGGTTTGTCATGATTAGCGCCCTTTCTCGGCTTCATGGTCGCGGCCTAAATCATAGCCGCCGTGATAAGATTGTTGCGCCTCGACAGTCGCCTTGAACTCTTCAGGGCAAATTTCAGGCTTGTTGTCTTTGAAGTCCTGACAGCCACGGTCAAACGCGCGGTAAGCCAAGCTGTTTTGATCGACGGGCATTTTTCGGGTCATGCCCGCCCCTCTCTTGTCAAGTCAGAACATATTGTTGAGTGTGTCACGCCCCGCTCTGGTATATAGAAGGACACCATGTAGGATGCGCTAGGTGTGTCTTGATGCGATGCGCGAACATCTAAGACGGGCATACCTCTGTATGTGAAGGACGCCCCCGCCTTGTATGCGCGCCCTATGTGTTTCGAGTGTGTCATTTTTCTGTCTTTCGGTTTGTCTTGAGAACAGTTGTGTTTTGAACGAACGAAATTGTTATGTCAATATATATTTTTTAAGTAGCTATTAATTTTCTCTTAACACTTAGTTGACACTAACAACCAAATCAAAATAGTGAGAGTAAATCCAAACCTAAGAAGGAGGCAAAATGGCCCGCGTTCAAGTCAGTATTGAAAAAAGCATTTACGACAAAATTAAAGAGGTTGGGAAGCAAAACCGCCGAAGTCGGGTTGGTGACCAAGCTGACGTTCTTTTAGATGCCGCACTTCAGAAAGAGTGCAAGCGGCTTGGCCTTGATTATGAGCCTTTATAGTGCCCCCTGCTATCAATAGCGGGGCCTCACTCGCTTTTATTAAAAACGCCTTATCTATAGAAACAGATGATTGCATAATTTTCCCGTTCAGTCTGTTCAAAAATGGCTATGGGCAAGTGACGTTTAACGGCAAGAAGACGCAAGCTCACAGGGTGTCTTGCTGGCTGGCTTACGGTCCGCCCCCAAAGGGTAAAAACGAAGCCCTTCACGCGCCCGTCATATGCCACAACAGGGCGTGTATAAACAAACGTCATTTGCGGTGGGAAGTTGTTGAAATATATACGTCAAGCAGGCCTCATAAACGCCTATCAGAAAGCTACGGCGTTAGTGTTGGCGCTATATCAAAGATCAAATGTGGAAGGCGTTGGCAACACGTAACGAGTGCCTTATGAGCCGTTTTGCCCCCAAGAAATATAGACCGCACAGAACGACAGTTAAAAACCTGAAGTTCACCCGCGCCTATCGTTGTGACGGACTAAATTGCGGCGTGATTTACAAAAGCAAGGCTCCAGCGCAATGCGCCTGCGGGTCAATATCTTTTGAACATTTTCACAGCTATGGTGAAGCTTGTCGTTACGCGACGTTGCTGCTTCTTCAAAGTCGTGGCAAAATATCGAACTTGCGAAAGCAGGTCCGGTTTCCTCTCTACACTGTTGGCCCTGAAGGATTGCAAACCAAGGTTTGTGATTACATTGCAGACTTTGAGTATGATGACGATAAGGGAAAACGTGTGGTCGAGGAATTTAAGGGCGGGATGACAGACGTTGCTTCGCTAAAAATGAAATGGTTCAAAGCTCAATATGGGTTTGAACCTCTATACACTAAAGGAAACTAATATGTCAGACGCAGATATGCGAAACGAAAAAAACTTGAAGCAGGTTATTCAAAAAGCCTTTGGAACAATCATTGACGTTCGTGACGAACGAATTGATTTGAACGAAAAAATGAATGACGCCCGCGATATGATGGAGCAAGCAGGCATTTCCCGCAAAGTTTTCTCTATGATGCAGGGCTATCTTTTAATGGACGTTCAGAACCGCGAAGCCTTCAAGGTTTTCTTTGAAACCATTCAGGAAGTTCTTGATGAAGAGTTCCAGCCAACGCTTTTCGACGCAGAAAAAGAGAAGAAGAAGAAGCTGGCAAAAGAGCGGAAGGCCAAAAACAAGCCGTTCTTGGACGCTCAAAAGGCGAAAGAAAAAGCCGAAAATTCTTCAAACGAAGAAGAAGAATAAAATATTTCAAAATATACGAAATAAAATCGGCGGCGCGAAATCCGCCGATTTTTACACTTGATTAAAAAAGCAAACACGACGACAGAAAAAATATAGGCGGGAATGCTCGACACATTCACCGCCCAAAACCAACGCTTAACTGGAGCGCGGCACATGCCACCGAATAAAGAAAAAACACCCCCGAAGGCAAGCGATAATCGCAATAAATTCAGTTTGCCTGAATATCCACCAAGCATTTATGACGACGCATTTTGGCAATATGGCGCTGATATGAGCGCCGCTGATAGCGATAAAGACAAATGAGCGGCCCTAAGCCAAATCTTGTAGGTTACCCTGTGACCAAGGCTCAATTTGAAGCTTCGGCTAAGTTTGCGCGCGTCATGGCGAAAAAGGTGTTGGACGGCACAAGTAAGGCGCGTGATCCGCTTGTGATTTCAGAAATATACACCGCCAAGGCTGAAGAATATGAGCGCACAGCGCGGGTTATGGCGTCGTGAGCGATTACAAGCCAAAGCGCCGGGATATGCTTCCATTGTGGACTGACGCTTATTTAGCGGACACGACGCATTTGGACCTTGAGCATCACGGCGCATACTTTCTTTTGATGATGAAGGCTTGGCGAATGTCAGGCGAAGAAGTCCCAAGCCTGCCTGACGACGACATGTTTTTGCGCAATACCTTGTCCATTTCGCAAAAAAAATGGCAGGTTTTGAAGCCTTATATTTTGGAATTTTGGACCTTGAAAGAAGGGCGCTGGACGCAAAAAAGACTGTCTGAAGCATGGGAAAAGGACGCTGAATATCGACGGCGGCAAAGTGAGGCTGGCAAGGCTTCTGCCCGAAAGTTAGAGGATAATGACGATTGGCGGGAAACCCATAGACCCGAAAAAACCCAACAAAAACAACAAAACGAGGGTAACCCTGCTGAAGCTGAAGCTGAAGTACCAATTACTAACGTAATTGGTAGCGCGCCAAAGAAAAAACGAAGGCGGAAAAAACCTGCAAAATTATTGCCCGACGATTGGAAGCCCAAACCGTTAAGCCAAAAAGACAAAACCGAATTAAACCTATCACCTGAAGAAGTCCGACATGAGTTCACAAAATTCAAAGCACACGCAGCCGCAAACGAGCGTCGCCAAGTTAATTGGCAAGCCTCTTGGCGGCTCTGGCTCTTTAGCGATTATGGGACATACGGACAAAGGCTTGCGGGCAAGAGCGGTAAAACAGCTAACGGCTCAAACACCGCACGAAACAAACCAAGGTCTGCGGGACTTGGTGGAGCGTTCGAGCGTGAGCTTGAAGCGCTACAGGGCAAAGGACCGCTTGAAAGCTATCGCGACAACACGCCAAGCCCTGACGACGCTGACGGAACACTTCGCCTTAGCTTTGACGACGACGCCTGAAGACTATGCAAGCTTGCTATGGTTGGACATGATGACGCGGGGGCTTTCATACCGCAATGACGGACCTGAACTTGCAGAGGCTAAGAAAAACGCCTTTAAACGAATGCTTATGAAATACCCGCCTGACGTTGCGCGTGAATGTTGCGAACGTCTAAGGCCGCGTGGTTGGTTTCCGTCCGTTGATGAAGTTGAGCTTGAAATCATTGAAGCGCTTGAATGGCGAAAAGAAGCATTTGCGGCGCTGGAAAATGGCGAGGTCTTAACCGCGGATCAACTGAACCAAATCAAACACAAAAAGCTTGGCTATCAGCTTGAAGCGGCTCTTGAGCCATTCCCTATTTGGGATAGAGGCAAGCCGCAACACAAAGAAAACCACGCCAAGGCTGTTGCTAAATTGACTGAAGCTTTGAAAAACTACACGGAATTTGTGCCTGACGTGAAGCGCGATTTTGTTGACCGCCGTTCTGTGTCTTTGGCTCAAGGTTTCATTGACGCAGGGTTTTTACCTAACCCGAATAGGCGAGAAAATGAAGAAGATCGACAGCAACGCATGAAGCTCGAAGCGGAAAACATGGACCGTATTAAGGCTGAAAAAATCGCAGACCTTCACGCTTCCGTTGACGACGACATGATTGCAGAATTGGAAGGTCAGAAGCACATATGACTAAATCAAAGAAAATCGTTGAATTGTTTGCTGGAAGCAGGTCCGTCAGCCGGGTTGCGGAAAGTATGGGTTTTGAAAAGTTTTCTGCCGATTGGCAGGATTTTGAAGGAATTGACTTTATCGGAGATATTGAAAACCTTTCAGAAAGTGACGTTCCGTTTATCCCTGACGTGGTTTGGGCGTCACCAGACTGCACAACTTATTCAATTGCAGCTATCAGCACTCACAGAAACGGCGTTGAGCCTAAATCTGATTATGCGAAAAAATGTGACGCGGTGAACAAACACTTCTTAGGATTGATAAATCACTGGATCAGCCGCAATCCGAACCTTGTCTTTTTTATCGAAAACCCGCGCGGAATGCTTCGGAAAATGCCATTCATGAAAGATTTCAATCGTCACACAGTTTGGTATTGCCAATATGGAGACAGCCGCGCCAAGCCAACAGATATTTGGACAAACTCAAAAACATGGAAGCCAAGACCCGCTTGCAGAAATTACAAATATAATTCTGACGGCTCTATAAAAAACAAACATTGCCACCATGAAGCGGCTAGAAGGGGAGCTAAAACAGGAACGCAGGGGAAAAAGGGTTCTTATGAACGATCGATCATACCTGAACAGCTTTGTCGTGAAATTTTGGAAAGCGTTTTTCTTGCTGTTCCTGAAAATTTGCAGCCTGAATTTCAAACAAGGTTAGGATTGTCATGACTTACGAAGAAACCACACGTCGCCCAAAGAAAGCGCGCAAGCAATTCACCTGCAACGAATGCAAGACGCCGATCACGGCGGGAACGATTTATATTCGGAACAGCGAAAAGATTGACGGCAAATTCAACGCCCTGACACGCCACAGCGATTGCATTGAAGCGGCTGACATTCTCGACGCTGAAGTTCCGCGCTTCACTGACCAACGGCTTTTTCTGGTTCCGCTGATTGAGGCAAACCCTGAAATCAAAAGCAGCCTGACGGTCTTGCTGGCTGACTTCCCTGACGTTCTGAAGCGATTAAATGACCGATAAATTTAAATTACTAGATTTGTTTTCAGGGATTGGCGGTTTCAGCCTTGGGTTTGAGGCGACGGGCGGTTTTGAAACAGTTGGTTTTTGTGAGATTGAAGAATTTCCGCAAAAAATTTTAAACAAACATTGGCCTGAAGTTCCAATTTTTAAAGATGTTAGAGAGTTAAACTGTGACCGACTTATTCAACGGGGAATTAAAAAAATCGACGCGCTCACAGGGGGGTTCCCTTGCCAAGACATTAGCCTTGCAGGCGCGCAAGCGGGAATTAGAAAAGGAACACGAGGCGGGCTTTGGTCAGAATGCTTGCGTCTTCTTGGCGAGTTACGACCCAAAATCGCAGTCTTTGAGAACGTCACAAACCTGCTTTCTGGCCCAAGCGAACAGCAAGGGGGATGGTTTAGCCAAATACTCTGCGACTTGGCCCAAATCGGGTATGATGCAGAATGGCACAGTCTTCCAGCTTCCTTCATTGGTGCATGGCATAAAAGGGACCGCGTCTGGTTACTTGCCTACCCCAAGAAAGTCAGAATGGAAGGGCGCGCCAAGACACCGATTTTACGGCAGCGACACTTACAAATCGAATTTAAGCGAGGCTTTGAGGTCTGGCCCGGACGATCCAATTTACCCGCACCCATCTTTTCTCGAACGCATAATGGGGTTCAAGATCGGGTGGACAGAACGAAATCTTTAGGAAATGCAATCGTTCCCGCAATCGCAGAAATAATAGCCTATGCGATTTTAGAATTTTGGCAATCTTGCCAGATAACCCCGGCACGAAAGGAAACAAGATGCCAAAAACCACAAAACCGATGATTAAGATTTCAGTCATTGCTTACATTCCAGCGCCAACTTTCACGGCTGAAAGCTTTGCTGAATGTGAAGCGAAGCGAAAGAAAATCCGCGCCTTCCTTGAGGAAGAAACTGACGAAGTTGCGACGTTTTCTGAAACGCCTGTTCGTCGTCAGTACGAAGTTGAGCCTGAAAGCAATGATGATGAAGGGGAATAAAGGTTTATTATGGACTTAGATTTCGAAAGACGAACCCAAAACTTCACGCGAGTTGAAGAAGCGGCGGTAATCGCTGCGATGGATGAAGCCCGCGTTCTTAACCCTGAAATGGATGGGGTTGAATTGATGAATGAAGTCCTTATGGCCCTTATGGCAGGCTCTTGGCGCGCTACTTTAACGCTGAATGAAAATCAGCCGTTTACATTCGAGCAAATTAAAAAAGCTTGGATTGACGCCGCAAAAGAGTTTGCGAACAACAATCGAATTGTTCCAAAATCCTGAAAGGAAACAAAATGGAAAACGAAAAACAAACCGAAGAAAGTAAAAGCGACATGCCTGAAGGCTATCCGCAATCCGAACGAAAGTCTGACGGTGTAACGTCAGCGCGTCACTTCAACCCGTCAAACAATCCTGTTGTCGATGGTGTGAAAAGTCGCGTTGAAGACCTTGCGAACTATATCAAGGAAAATGTTCCCGCAGGCCGTCACCAGTCTATTGCCCTGACGAAGCTTGAAACGGCTTCAATGTATGCGGTGAAGGCGAACTTCTACAAAGACGGTGAGCGTTCGCCTGAACCCGTTCAGCAGCCCGACGAAGAAGAATAATCGTCAAGCGACTAAAGAATTGCAGCCCTGATTTGCGTCAGGGCTTTTTTTGTGCTTTATAAAAATCTAATCCTGACACACATGTAAACTTAGGATGAGGCGGCTTAGAAGGCCGCATTTTAAAACCCTGCTATGCTTAATTTGTGCGGCAGGGTTTTTTCATGCCTGCTTGACGCTCTTTTAAATTCCGTGTTAGCCGACGAAAAAACATAGGCGGTTTATCATGGCGAGACAAAAAATTGAGTTAGTGAAGGGGGACGTTTTCACGACGCCCGCTTTAACGAGGCGTTCAGACATTCAGTGTGTATTCGGTGTCTGCCGATACCTTCCAGCGGAAGCGGGCGACACGCCGAACGAATATCCAGAGGATTTTTTAGGCATAACCTTGCAAGACAATCGTGTTCTTGAAGGCGTTCTTGAGGGCGAACAGGTCCACATCAAGTGCCACAGCGAAAAAGCGACAATCGAAATTTACGAAAACGGGGCTTAATCATGTCGCGCCCATCTATAAGATATAATCAGGGCGGATCAGCCGCCGATGTTGCAGCTCAAATTCTCGCTGCGAAATCAGACACAACGATTGACAGAGACGACGCCGCAAGAGGTGTTGTGCCAACCGCCGCCGAATACCCAACCCCGCCAAATCCAGCTTCAGCCTTGGTTGTGCTTGATGACAAAACGCTTGAACTTTGGGAATATGACGGCACAGCATGGACAATCGACACGACGATTGAACCGCCTGAACGCCATTTGAATTCGCAATCTCTAGCTGGCCCAATAAACGCAGACGCTATTCTTGCTGATTTCGTGATTGGTGAGGCGTTTCACTTCCATACGGTTGGAGATGTTACTTTCAACACAGCGGGAACGATTGCGACGGTTATTAACGGCGAGGCAAATGCAAGCATTTTTGGACCTACGACCGCAGATTTCGGGGCTGGTATTCGTGGCATATTATCCAAGACATCGAGTGGTGTTCGTGTTGAATATGTAACAAGTAGACCGACAGCGCCCATTTATGACGGTGTGGTTGTTGATGCCGCCCCCGCTTGGGAAGACGGCCTAATAATGGCCGACGACCAGACAAGGCCAGTTGAAACAGGTTTAGATTTACTTAAAGACGTTGACCATATTCTTGTCAGTTTTACTCGCGACGTAACCGCAACAGGTGACGACTTATGGCCATGTCCTGTTCGGCGCATAAGAATTAAAGACATATCCCAAGGCGTAACGCAGGGGATGTTGCTTAGTCATTTCGACAATCAATTTTTGGCGGTCACAACAACAACAGAAGCCCAACTAAAGGCTGGACGAATTAATTTTCAGGCCCAAAGTCAGTCTAACGTTTTCGGATATGAGATCACCCGCATTGAGTTTAGAAAACGAGTTATCGGTGCCGAACCTCTTATCGGCTTTAAGATTGAAGGCCCACCAAATCTTGAGACGCAAATCAAGGGCGTGCTTGAGATACGAGAGCGGACGGTCACAAATGGCGCACTAGATAATCCTGTATTTGCGGCGCGCTGGCCATCACTTGTTGACGGCAATGATATTGTCATACCCGCAGACTTTGAAGGCGCTTTCTCACGAAACCTTGGTGGTAATGCGGCTGATTTTGAGACGTTCCAAGACGATGCAACGGCGGTTAATGGGTTAGCAGGGGCCGCCCGATTTAACCGAGGCGAGAACACAACTGCCAATGGCGGGGCATTCCGTCTTACAGGAACGGGTAGTGAAATTACTGCGAATGTTACATTCACTGGCGACGCTGAAACCCGTCCCGATAACTACGCTATGCAGTGGTATTTCATTATGGACGATTACGTCTCGCCTTCCTTGGGCGGTGGCGGCGGGACGACCTTAAACAACGCCGTCGCAAACATGACGACGCAAAATTCCGCGCCCGCAGCAGGCACAGACCTTGTAATGGATAACTTCACATCATTGAGCGGCGGCGTAACAATCAACGCGGCGGGTGACGAATTTACGCTACCGCAGAGCGACACGCTTTATAATTTGAAGGCCATTATGGGCTTTGACTTTGACGGCTCCCCTGTAGGGGCGTGGGAAGTTGAATGGTTCTCAAACGGTGCAGTTATTGCAGACAGCCAAGAAGCGCAATTCCGCGCTTTCGCGTCGGGGGGGCATAGCCAGCCTGAATACTTCAACCCAAGCGCCACGGCTCTTGTGGACGCGTCGGCGGGGCCAGTTGTTGTTTCCTTGCGTGTCACGACAGGCGGCGCAACAGGTATTGATATAACCCGCGCGTTTGTTGAAATTGAGCAAAAGGCAACTAGTAGCACGCAGGCGACCCCCGCTCAAATAGTTGGGCCTGATGTTGAAGTGTTCACGCTGGACCAATCCGATTGGCCAGCCACCCCCGTTTCGCCGTATTTGATGCAGCGTTTGGTGTTCCAAGGAAAGCAAGTCGGCACTGTCACAGAACAAGGCTCTATTGCGACGTTCTTTGAGTACCGAAAAGCAATCCCTGCTTTCCGTCTCTTGAACCAGACAGTGACACTTGAGGCGTCAACCGCGAACCCCGCGCCCGTCACTCAAGGTGCTTTGGATTACGATTTCACCGCGATTGTGAACCAACGGTGTTGAAACCAATATCGGCGTGAACGGGAAATTCGAAGGCTTTGACCCGACAATTCATAACGTGGCGAAAATCACAGCGCAGACGTTTTTCCAGTCTCAAACATTTGGCTCTGTCATCGGTACGGACCAATTGAGACTGTTTAGAACAACGGCCAGTAGCAGCCTTGGAGCGGTTGGGGCGAATGAATATCTAGCACACCCCAACACAAACAACGCGGGCGACACAGCGCCTGAAGCATCTATCCCAACAGTAACCGAATTGATGCCGATTGATGCAGATGGAAACATAACTGTGGAGTGGAATGGACAATCCCCGCCCATTGACGCTGATGACAAAATAACCACTCGGCACAGAATAATCATTTCTGGCGTTGGGTATTCAGAAGAATTTCTCTAAAACTTAGCCGCATAAATCAAACAGCCCGCGCCGTAACAAGCGCGGGTTTTTTCTTGGAAAATTGACAAAAAAAAATCGAACCGCTACGCGGTAAAAAAGAACGCTGAAATCTCAAACAGGAAGCGGAAATGAGCGATAAAGACACAAACGCCGTATCGAATAGCGATAAGCCAAACACTGAAACAACAGATGAAATTTCACAGAATGACGATAAAAGAGCGCATTTGTGGAAGAAAGGCCAGTCTGGAAACCCCAAGGGACGACCTAAAGGCTCAAGAAATAAAATCACAAAGCGTTACCTGAAGCGACTGAATGAACACTCGAAAGAACACCTTGAAGGCGTCTTGAATGAGCTTGTTAAAAAGCACCCCAAGGCATATGCGAAGCTTATTGCGGACCTGATACCGAAAGAAGTTGACCTCGACCCGCAGGGCAACGGTGACGTGAAGGTCATGATTGTGAAGTCGTTTGACGCGGTGCCTGAAGCGCAAGAGAAGAGTGAATAGAATGTTGACTATACAGGTATTTTTGATGGTTTATTTTTTGATTGGCGTGGGGCTTGGCCTTTTCGCTGGTCACTTTGATGAAGATTACGGCGACGTTGCAAATTGGGTGAAGGTTTATTTCAGCGTTGTCATCTTCATGTCGTCTTCCCTCATTTGGCCTTATTTTCTCTATCGCGCGATTAAAGACGGGCGATAATGTCTTCAGTCGTAAGGCTTCCAAATAACGGCTGGCGTCCGCGCAATTATCAGCTTCCGTTTTGGAACGAATGGGTTGTGAACGGCAAAGATCGCGCCATTGAAATTGCGCACCGCCGATGGGGTAAAGACGACATTGTTCTTCACGGCACCGCTATCAAGACACAAGAGCGCGTCGGCAACTATTGGCACTGTATGCCGAAATATACGCAAGCCAAAATCGCATTATGGAATGGTGTGAACGGTCACACTGGTAAGCGCAGAATAGACGAGGCTTTCCCTGAAGCCCTTCGCGCAGCGACCAATGACGACGACATGATGATTAAGTTCAAGAACGGCTCGACGTGGCAACTTATCGGTTCTGATAGCTATAATAAACTGGTTGGCGCAGGCACCGTTGGCATAAGCTTTTCTGAATGGGCGCTGTGTAATCCGTCTGCTTGGGCCTATTTCCGCCCGATGGTTGAAGAAAACCAAGGGTGGGCGACATTCATCACGACACCGCGCGGACGCAACCACGCGAAACGCATGTTCGACATTGGACGCCAAAGCGCCCGCTGGTTCGCTGAAGTTAGTTCTGTTGACCAAACAGGCGCATTGACCAAGGCACAGCTTGACGAAGCTCTTGACGAATACACGGCTATTCACGGCCCTGACATGGGGCTTGCGCTTCTTCAGCAGGAATACTTTTGCAGTTTCAACGCCGCCATTCCGGGCGCTTACTATGCCCGCGAAATGTTAGCGGTTCGGAATGAAGAGCGGATCACGTCTGAATGTGTCGCGGTTCCGAACTATCCTGTTCACACGGCTTGGGACTTGGGCGTCTCAAAGGGTGCGTTGACGATTTGGTTCTTTCAGGTTGTCGGTCAACAAATTTACATTCTTGACGTTATGGCGACGGGCGACCTTGGGATTGATAACGCCAAAGATGAAATCTTGAAGCGGCGCGAAATATACGGCTGGAAAGCGGGCGTTGACTTCGTGCCACATGACGCCCGCGTTCGTGAATTAGGCGCGCCGGGCGCACGTTCAAGAGTTGAGACAATGCGCTCTGAAGGGCTTCGGCCTGAAATCGTACCCATGCAAACCGTTGACGATGGACGGAACGCGGTTCGCCAGACTTTGCCGTTCTGTGTCTTTCATCCAAGGTGCGAAGATAAGGGAATTGCGGGCCTCGAAGCCTATCACCGCGAATGGGATGACGACAAGAAAACCTTCAAGAATAAGCCCGTCAATGACTGGTCAGCGCACATTGCCGACGCTTTCCGCTATCTATCGCTTAGTTGGAAATCGGTGGACAAAGCTCATAAAATAATCAAACAACCACAACCAAGCGGAACTGTGATATTGCCCGGTGTGCCAAAACCAATGAGTTCGAAACGGATCAAGCTATGAACGACAGCGACACAAACCAGACTGAACAAGATATGAAATCAACTGACTTCGGAACGTCAGAACATTGGATTGCAGCTCTGAAAGACAGCCAGAACCAGTTTGCAGAGTACCACAGCAAGTGCGACAGCATTGAAAAGTTATACGCCACGCTGAAGCAATTCCCCGACGAAAACCGCAAGTTTCAAATCTTCTGGTCTAATATCGAAGTCCTCAAGCCTGCCGTTTATGCTCGAACGCCCGTCCCTGTTGTCGTGCCACGGTTCAAGGATTTGAAAGAGCTTCCGCGCACCGCGTCTGAAATGCTTGAGCGCACACTGATTACAAACTTCGAGCTGCAAGACCTCGACAACACGATGAAAATGGCGCGCAATGATTACCTGCTATTTAATCGCGGTGTTCTTTGGCTTCGATACAAGACTGAAGGCGGTGAAGAGGGTGTTTCGTCTGGTGACGATATGGTTGATTTCGCCGAAAATGTTGTTGTTGAGCATGTTTCGCGGCGTGATTTCCGTCACGATCCAGCGCGCAAATGGAACGAAGTTGGTTGGGTGGCGAAGCGCTCATTCTTGACGAAAGCCAAGGTTATTGCCCGATTTGGTAAAAAGTTTGCCATGCTTCAGACGAAGAAAATGAAGTACGGCGAAGAGGACGCCTACGGTGAAGCCAAGGCTGAAATTTGGGAGATTTGGGATAAGACCTCGAAAAAGGTCATTTGGATTTCACCAATGCACGACGAAATTCTTGACAAGCGTGACCCTCATTTGAAGCTTGAAGGCTTCTTCCCGTGTCCACGGCCCTGCTACGGCACCACGGTTAACGACAGCTTGGTGCCTGTTCCTGATTTCGTGTTCTACAAAGACCAAGTTGAAGAAATTGACGAACTGACAGCGCGGATTTCCAAGCTATCTGAAGCCCTGAAAATGAAGGGTTTCTATGCAGCGGGCGAAAGTGAGCTGAAGGACGCCATTGAAGCAGCCTTGGCGAATGAAAGTAATTCAGCCATTCTTGCGCCAGTGTCGAACATGGCGGCGCTTGGCGGTAAATCTCTAAAGGACAGCATTGTCTGGCTTCCTGTTATCGAAATTGCGCAAATCGTTCAGACGTTGATCGGTCTTCGAAAGCAGCTTGTTCAGGACATTTACGAAATCACAGGCATTTCAGACATTGTTCGCGGCGCGACTGACCCGAACGAAACGGCTTCAGCGCAGAAGATTAAGGCGCAATGGGGCAGCGTCCGCATTCGTGAGCGTCAAGGCGAGTTGGCCCGCATTTCACGCGACACGACGCGGATCATGGCTGAAATCATGGCTGAAAACTATCGCCCTGAAACCTTCGTTCAAATGTCACAAATGGACGTGACGACTGAAGAAAAAATTCAGCAGCAAGCGCAGCAAATGCAGATGGGCGCACAACAGCATATCGCGAAGCTTCAGCAGCAGCAGGCGCAACAACCACAACCACAGCCGCCGCAAGGTCAGCCGCCAAGACCGCAACAGCAACCGCCGCAGCCTGAACAAATCATGCAGCAGGTTCAGGCCAAGATTGCCGAACTTCAGAAGACCGTCACAGTTGAGAAAATAATCAAAATGTTCCGCGACCAAAGAACGCGGTCATTCCTTATCGAAATCGAAGTAGACAGCACAATCCAGCCTGACGAAGACGGCGAAAAGCAGCGCAGGACGGAGTTTCTGACTTCAATTGGCGGCTTCATTAATCAGGTCATGCCGATGGTTCAGACGGTCCCGCAAACGGGTGCCTTTGCCGCTGAAGCGCTTCGTTTCGCAACGGGCGGGTTTCGTGCCGGGCGACAGCTTGAAGGCGTCATTGATGAAATGGCAGACCAACTTGAACAAATGGCCAAGCAGCCCAAACAGAAAGGTCCAACGCCTGAACAGCAAGCCGAAATGGCTAAAGCTAAGTCTGAAACTCAAAAGCTTCAGTCAGACCATGCGGCCAATATGAAGCGCCTTGAGACTGAACAGCTTCGTCAGAAGGCAATCATTGCGAAAGCCAATTCTGACATGTCAGCAGCGAACATGCAGCCAATTCAGCGCGCGACGAATGACAATCCTGAAGACAAAGCCCGCGTTCAAATCGCTGTTGAGCGCGCCAAGATCGAGGGGCAAAAAGAACTGAAGGCAATGGATTATGAGGCCAAGGGGATTGAAATTCGTCAAGAAGGCCAACCAACGACGCTTGAGATCATGGAGCCAATTCTTCAGGGGTTGACGCAAATGATGGCGCAAATCGCACACCAGCAAGCGAACACTGAAGCGACGACACAGCGATTGCTTCAGGCCATGTCCGCGCCAAAAGAGGTTGTCCGCGACCCTGAAACTGGCGACGTGTTAGGCGTTCAGCCCGTATTGCAGGCGGTGAACTAAAATGCAGTTGACGCTTAGACGGGAAAAGGGTTCGCCGCTGACACACGACGAAGTTGACGACAACTTTGCGCACTTGGCCGCTTTAATCGCAGACGTAATGACGCCGCAGCAAATTCAAGCCTTGGTTGACAATGCTGTTTCAGCGGACAACATACGCGATGACGAGGCGTATGAAGAAGGCGTTTTATATAACACGCTTCCACAAGCTTAAAATTGGAGATTAAACAATGGCTCTTGGATTACCTGACATTCTAAAAATTGAGCGCGCAGGCAAAAAACTGCAAACAACTGTTGGCGCAATTCTAAACCTATTGACGGGCGGGACGGTAAAATCTCTCTATGAGGGCGAAGCGAACACCAATGCTTTCACCGATGCAGAAAAGACAAAGCTGGCCGCGCTTGACCCTAATCACTTCAGAGGAACATTCACGACATTAGCCGCACTTCAGGCCGTCACAGGTGTTGCAGGCGATTACGGCGACGTTGACAATGGCGCGGGAAATGACGTTGCGCGCTATATTTGGGACGCTGACGACAGCGCTTGGGTTGAACAATCGGGCGTGGTTGCTGGCGAAACGTCCGCTTCGATTAAAACGAAATATGAGGCGAACCCTGACACCAACGCCCTGACAGACGCCGCGAAAGCCAAGGTTGACAACATCACAGTGACAAACCCGGTGAACCTCGACACTCTGGCCGCTTCAACGCATGATCCTTTTGAGTTGGCCGATGACACTGGTTTCACTTTGTCAGGTCAAACCCTCACAAACAGCTACGCCTCTCTTCCTGTTGCATAATTCATGGCGGCTCAAGACGGCGACATTCTGAAGCTTGAAAGGGCCGCTGGCAGTGCAGACGCGGGCAAAAAGCGCGGCCTGACAATGCTTGCCCTTCGTTCTTGGATTGAAGGTTGGTTGCCAAAGCCAAGAAACGAAATCGAAGCGTCAGGCCGCATTTATTGCTACAACGACGCCCGATGGGTAACGAGCGGAGATGATAACTACGGCGCAAATTATTATCAATGGCTTGAAAGCGGCGGCACTGGCGACGACCCGCTTCAGGAATGGGAACACAGGGGGCATTTGGTCCGACAAGGAACCGTTCTTGATAATGTGATAATGCTTTGCCGCATTCTCGACATAAACACCATTGCAGACATGGAAATTCTTGTTTCATTCACTGACCCGCAAGGCCGCTGGTATAGCGGCGGAATTGATGCGGACAGCGAAGACACCCATACTGAAATTTATCGCGGATTTTGGAAGGCAGGCGGCGGCGGTCAAGACCCGCGAACCGTTACGCTAAATGACCGCTACGCCAGAAAGATTGACCTTGGACAGTTTGTTGCGCCCGCTGACGGCGAACTTCGTTTCTACTTCAAGCCTGTCAATATGGACCCTAGACCAAACACAACAACGGATTATTGCCAAATCTCTTACAACGTCGAAACATTCGGCTAAGGGGGCAAAATGGCCCTTCAGTCAAACGAATGCTATGTTGAGGACGGTTATTGGGCTTCAGGCTATACCGTTTGCGATGACTGTTCAGGCGGTCAACCAAAGCCGGGCGGCGGTTCGCCCGCAATCAATTTCAACGAAGCGCGCCGTCGCAATGCAGCGAAGAAGGCATTTGAAGCCCGCGAATTGGAATGGAGCGAAGACCTAACTCGCATTATTGACGAAGCCTTTGCGGACAAAGCGCCTGAAGCTAGGATTGAAGGCAAAAAGCCAACCAAGCGCGTCAGAAAACAGATTGCGCGGCGCGTTTATGACAATGTGAAGCGCCAAAATCTTAGCTATAAATTGGCGCAAATCAGCCGTTTGATTGATGATTTTGCAGCGCTTACTTTACAGAACGCACTTGACAAAAAGCGCAGACAGAATGAGGACGCATTAATTCTGCTACTTTTTGAAGTGTAAAATGTCTTATAAAAAGAACTTTGCGAACATTGATTTTTCAGACCTTGAGGGCGTGACGCGGATCAATCACGGCACTGAAGGCCGTGGTCAACGCAGCGATTTGCCAACGCCAATCATCATTCAAGACACGGTTGAAATCAAATCTATGGCTGACGGTAAAACCTACACGTCAAAGCGAGCCTTGCGGAAATCATACCGCGAACAAGGCGTGATCGAGATGGGCAATGAACGCCCAAAACGCAAAAAGCCAAGCAGAAAACCCGTCCGCGAAACGGTTGAAAAAGCATTCGCACAAGCAAACGTACTTTAAGGAAACTGAATTATGACTGACCTCGCCACCGCTGACGCCTCAAACGCGCAGACCGAAAGCCCCGCCGCTGACGGACCTGTGAGCTTGGAAGACAACATTGATAACGCCTTTGCAACGATTGACGCCCGCGAAGCCGAAGAAGAAACGCCCGCTGACCCAAATCCAAACCCTGACGCTGGCGATAAGGTTGAGCCGTCACCTGAAGAAGCCGCTATTGAAGAGGTGGTTGAACAGCCCGCCGATGTGGTTGACGCAATCAGCGCGCCGGACCGCTTCACAGACAGCGCAAAAACCGAATGGGCCAACACGCCGCCAGCTATTCAGGCTGAAGTCGAACGAATGCGGACGGAGCTGGAAAGCGGCCTGACGCAGAAAGACGAACAGCTTTCGAAATATGCAGGCCTTGAAGACCTTCAGAAGTTGGCCGAAAGCCAAGGTCAAACACTGGCAGATGTGGCGAAGAATTATGCAGGCATGGAAAACATGTTGCGCCAAGACCCGATTGCGGGTTTCCGTCAGATTGCGGCTAACCTTGGTTTGAACCTCAACCAAATCGCGGCGCACGTCATGAATGTTAGGCCTGACCAACAGGCGGCGCGCTATGAAGGGGAAATCAACAACCTGAAGCGCGAATTGCAAGGCATGAAGCAGCAATTCAAAAACATTGACACTTCATTCACAGAACAAACAAACGCGGCGCTGCAAAGCGAAATCAGCGCGTTTGCAAAAGACCATGAACACTTTGAAACGGTTCGCGCTCATATGGCCATCCTCATTCAAACCAACATGGCAAAAAACCTTCCTGAAGCTTATAAACTCGCAGTCAAAGAGCGTGGTCTGACAGCTTCAGAAACCGCCTCAACAGAGGCAAAAAAGAAAGACGACTTGGCGGCTCAAACCCAAAAAGGCAAGCTTTCCGTGGCAGGCGCACCCGCGTCAGGCTCAACCCCTGACAAAGTGAAACCTTCCAAATCAGCAAGAGAAGCCATTGATCGAGCATTCTCGAACCTTGGCTAACGTCAACCCTTTTTAGGAGCTTAAAACATGGCACTAAATACCACAGAGCGTTTGCAAGAAGCGTTCTCATTGGCGCTTGAAGATCGGTCTAAAGGCTATGCCGACTTAGTATCGAACTCGAACGCAATTCTGCATTTGATGAAGAAGAAGAATGGATTTAAAAAATTCAGCGGTCCAACAATCCGCGAACGTCTTCTTTATAACGAAAGCAACACATATACCCGTTACAGCGGTTATCAGTTGCTTAACCCTAAACCCGCTGAACTGTTCAACGACGCCGAATTTATCCCAAAATTGGCAGCGGTCACAGTTACGCTTTCCGGTGAAGACATTTTGAAAAACTCTGGTTCAAACCAGTTGAAAGACATTATGGCTGAACACATCATGGCCGCAGAGCAAGAGCTTGAAGATCGCTTCTATGAAGACCTTCATTCTGACGGCACAGCGGACGGCGGCAAGCAGGTTACAGGCTTGCGGGCTATCATCCCGACCATTGCCAACGCTGGCATGTACGGCGGGATTGACCGCGCAGCACAACCGCTTTGGCGCACGAAGTCTTATGACATTTCGGCTGACCCGTTTGGTGACGGCAATACGACTGTCACTGACCAAACCATTCGCAAGATTATGTCGAATGCAATCATTCAGATGACGCGCGGCAAGCGCTCGCCGTTGAGTATGAAAAATCCGTTCAGGAAATTCAGCGTATTACCGATGAAGGCGGTTTGGCTTCACGCGGCTTCACGGCGCTGAAGTATCACGGCGGCGGGCGTTCCGTTGACGTGGTTCTTGAAGGCGGGATTGGTTCCGTCATGCCTGCAAACACGACCTACATGATTGACACCAAATGTCTGAAGTTCCGCTATCACCCTGATAGAAACTTCACGAAGTTTGGCGGCAAGCAAATGCCAGTTAATCAGGACGCGATTGTTCAGCATATTGGTTTCTTCGGAAATCTGACGTTGAATAACCCGCTCCACACAGGAAAGTTCTTCGGCTAGAAGGACGTAAACCCCACACCCGTCAGGCCTTAGCGTTTGACGGGTAATTTAAGGAAAATTGGAAATGGTTAAATCTGTTACACCGATTGCGGGATTTGATGAAGTTGGCGTTCATAAAGCGTCTTCAACATTCAAACCGCCTCATAGCGTTGGCACAATTATCAACGCAGACAATGGGCGAGATTATATTTACGCCCGCGCTTCAGCGGACATTGCGGCGAGTACCGCAAGCGTTCTGACTGAACCCGGTTTCACTATGGCAGCGGGCGGGGGCGATTGGACTTCGCCGCCTGTTGACATTGAAGCAAACGACTACGCTTGGTTCAAGAAAACCGACATTTAAGCGGAAAATAACAAAGGTTCGGGGGCTTCGGCCCCCTTTCCCGTTCTATAGAAACACCGAAAGGAAGCGACATGGCCGAACAGGCAAACGGATGGTTTTACAAGCAGGCCATTAAAAACGAGAAGAGAAGCAACGAAGCGAAGACCGCGAAATTTGATGAAGTCGTCATGGTGGAAATCACCATTCCCGGCGACAAGAATTTTAGGTTCGTTGATAAGGCAAGCGACGAACACAAAGAGCGTTTCCCTACTGCATGGGCGCAATTTGAAGCGTCTGAAGCGCAGGTTGGCGACGGAACGCCGCTTGAAGAATGGGCCATGATGACCGTTGGCCGCGTGAAAGAATTGAAGTCGATGCATATTCACACTGTTGAACAGCTTGCGGAGCTTCCTGACGCATTCATTGCTAAACTCGGCATGGGCGGTCAAACTCTGGTGGATCAAGCGAAGGTTCGTTTGGCTTCCACTGACATTGACGCTGAACAGTTGGCGCAACAGGTTGTTGACCTGAAGGCTGAAAATGAGGCTCTGAAGGAGACTTTGGGCGGCGCTACATCTGACGCTGAAGCCACCGCTAAGATAGCCGAACTGACCGAAGTTCTTGAAAAACAAAAAGGCAGCAATGAAGCCTTAGTTAAGCAGATTGATGAACAGCGCGGCCAACTTGAAACCGTCACTGAACAGCGCGATGTTCTTCAGTCAGAGCTTGAAAGAAGTGTTGCAGTCGTCACAGAGCGTGACGAGCTTAAGGCGAAGGTCAAAGAGCTGGAAGCCTTCATTGAAGACGCAACCGCGCCTGAAGTTGACGACAAGCCGACTTCAGCGGCTGAAGCTCAATCTGACGCAGCTAAGGCGACTGAACAACCGTTGAAGCCTGAAGACGAAAAGGCTGAAAAGAAGCGGCTGAAAGCGCTCATTAAAGAGCAATCGGGCGAAGCTGTAAAAGGCAACCCGTCGCTTGCAACACTTCGTAAAATGGCTTCTAGCGAGTAAATCATGGCAACCGTTCTATCCGTCATTCAAAGAGTTTGCCCGAAAATTGGCATTGCAATTCCGACAGCCGTGTTTGGCTCAACTGAACGCGAACACATTGAACTTGCCGAAATGGCAAACGACGTGGCTGAAAAGCTTGTGAATGACCATGATTGGCAGGCTTTGACGGTAGAACACACTATTACTGGCGACGGGGTGACTGAAACCTTCGACTTTCCTGAAGATTACGACAGAATGATTTTGAACGGCAATGTTTGGAACAGTCGAACCAGAAACCCCGTTGACCCGCTTTATTTAAACACCTTCCTAAGTCGCAATGTTCGCGGCTTTGATGTGTATTCGGCCTATGTGATTATTGGTAACCAAATCAGAATACAGCCCATCATGGCGCAGGGCGAAACGGTTGTTTTTCACTACATTAAAAAGACCTGCATCAAAGGCGCGGTTAGCGTGGCGCATGAACAATGCTTCACGTCAGATGATGACGAATTTGTTTTAGACAACAGACTTCTTCGCCTCGGCATGATTTGGCAATGGAGAGAAAGCAAGGGCTTGCCATACGCTGAAGACATGGAAAATTACGAGCGCGCGCTAATGAAAGAAGTTCGTTCAGAGCGTGGTTCGAAGCTTCTTGTTTTAGGCGGGAATAAACTTCGCGGCTATAAAACCGCCTATCCACGCGCGGTTGTCTCTTAATGCGTCAGGCTAAGAACAGAAACCCCGCCGTTGCGCGGGATCAAACATTTGACGCACCTGTTCGCGGTTGGCTTCAGTCCGTCAACAGGGGCAAGGTCGCGCCTGAAACGGCAACCGTTCTCGACAACTGGTTTCCTGAAATCGACGGCATTCGCGCCCGCGCAGGTTCTGTAAGGTTCGCCAATATCGGAAGCCGTGTTGAAAGCATGTTTTCATATGAGGCGGGCACAACGCGGCGGCTTTTCGCGACGGATGAAGGTAATATTTACGACATAACCGCGCCCGCTGACACTGAAACGCTTGTCGCCGCCTCTGTCACAGGACAGACCAACGGCAAATATTCAACTGCAATAATGGCAACCGCTGGCGGTGTGTTTTTAACCGCCGTGAACGGCTCAGACCAACGCCAACTGTTTGACGGCGCTAATTGGTCATCACCGCCTATAACTGGCGTGGACAGCGCAAATTTAAGCCATGTTTGGGCGTATCGAAACAGATTGTTCTTCGTTGAAAAGGACAGTCTAAACGCTTGGTATTTGGGAACCGAAAGCATTTCAGGGGCGGTGCAACAGATTTCACTTGCGGGTGTTTTCAATAAAGCTGGTTCAATTCTGTTTGGCGCTACGTGGTCAATTGATGCGGGCGACGGCCTTGATGACCTTTGCGTTTTTGTCTCAACAAATGGTGAAGTTGCGGTTTATCAAGGCAACAATCCTTCAGACGTGAACGCATGGTCATTGCGCGGCGTGTACGACATTGGCCCGCCCCTTGGCCCTGACGCTTTTTATTATGTCGGCGGCGACCTCTTGATTGCCACAGAAGACGGCCTAATTCCCCTTTCGTCGGCAACACAGAAAGACAGAACTTCGCTTTCATTGACCGCGTTAAGTTTCAACATTGAACGGGCTTGGCGTCAAGAAGTCCTGAAGCGTCATGCCTTCTGGCGTGTGACTAAATGGCCTGAAAAAAATATGGTCTTCGTGACGTTCCAGCAAGCGGGCGGCTCTATTCAATATCAGTTTGTCGTCAATACTCGCACGAATGCATGGTGCCAGTTTACAGGATGGGATATGCAGTCGCTGGCCCTGTTCGATAATCAAATTTATTTCGGAACCGCTGACGGGCGCATTATGCTTGCGGAGCGCGGCGGCGCAGATGACGGACAGCCTTATATTGCGACTTACATTGGCGATTACAGCCATTTAGGCGCGCCCGCCAGAACGAAAGTTGGCCGCATGGCGCAGGGCATTTTCCTTTCAAGTCTACCCTTCAAGCCTGAAATGGGCATTGCGACAGACTTCAAAAATCAAATGGGAATTGCGCCGTCTGTTGTTGATAGTTCTCGACAGTCAGAATGGGATAACGGACTATGGGACGGCGCGACATGGGACGGCGAAGGCGCTGAACGTGTCATGACGCGATGGGTTTCAGCTTTCCGCTATGGTCAATATATCGCACCCGTTGTTCGCGTTGCCTTTTCGGATGAAATCAGCCCTAAAGTTCAGCTCATAGCGTTCAACCTCACTTATGAGTATGGGGAGCGGGCGCAGCAATGACGCCGCTCTATGGCCATAATAAAGCCGTTGGAAAACTTGTTGCCAGCTTAATCACAGGAATGGAACGCGGCTTTGAAGATAACTTCAAGGCGATTGGCGTCATTGATCGCGCCGGGCGTTTAATCGGCGGGATGGTCTACCATAATTGGGTGCCAGAACACGGCATTATTGAAATGTCAGGCGCAAGCCTTTCAAAGCGCTGGCTGAACAAACGCACTATGAAGGCAATGTTCAGCTATCCTTTTGACGGCGCAAAATGCCAAGCCGCAATCATGAATGTTGGCGCTCACGATAAGGCGCTTCATAGACAGCTCTTGGCGATAGGATTTGCAGAATATATCATTCCGCGTTTAAGAGGGAAAAAAGAAGCCGCTCATTTGTTCGTTTTGACAAGCGAAGCATGGGAGCAAAGCAAATTTAACGGAGATTGAAAAATGGGTAAACCTAAGGCACCTGAAGCGCCAGACCCGCAAGAAACAGCGGCGGCGCAAACTGGAACCAATGTTGCAACAGCCTTGGCGAATGCCAGTCTGAACCAATATGACAGCTTCGGCCCTGACGGCTCGACAACCTACAGCCAAACAGGAACGACTTCATTCACCGACCCAGTTTCAGGGCAAACCTATGACATTCCTCGATACGCTGTCACAGAAGAACTGTCTGAAGGTCAGCAGCAAATTTATGACCAGAACCAAGCCGCCAATCAAAACCTTTCTGGCATTGCTCAAGACCAGTCTGAATTTTTGCGCGGGTATTTGAGCGAACCTGTTAATTTTGACGGCCTTTCGGATTACGGGAGTTTATCGAACCCTGGACAAATCCGAAACAATATCAACCAAAACCCAAATCTTCGAAACTTCAATGGTGACACGCCTGAATATCAGACAAGCTACATTGATGACTTCAGCGCTGACAGACAGAGAGTTGAAGACAGTCTGAACGCCAATCTTGACCGCCAGCATTCGCGCGATGAAGAAAGCCTGAACGCTCGACTTGCTGACCAAGGCATTCAGCTTGGATCAGAGGCCTATTCGCGCGCCCATGAAGATTTTCAAAACTCAAAGGATCGGTCACGCTTAGATGCGACCTTAACGGCAGGCGCTGAACAAACTAGGCTTGCAGGATTAGCGCAAAGTCAGGCAGCTTTCGGAAATCAGGCGCTTGGGCAATCATTCAGCGACGGATTGACGCAAACGGGCTTTAATAACCAAGCCGAACAGCAGCGCTTCAACAACAGCGCGCAAAATGCCGCGTTCCAAAATTCAGCGGTTCAGCAAAGATTTAATCAAGATTTGACCGCCGCGAACTTCCAAAACGACTTGCGTGAAAGGGAGCTTCAGCAGACGTTGACAGAACGAAATCAGCCGTTGAATGAGATTTCAGCCCTGACTTCAGGTTCACAGGTCAGCCGTCCGCAGCAATATCAGGGACCAAACAGCCAAATTGCAACGACTGATTACGCGGGACTTGTTCAGCAGGGTTTCAACAATCAACAGCAGGTTTACCAAAATCAACTGAACCAGTGGAACCAAGGGCTAGGCGGCGCTTTTGGCCTTGGCAGCACCTTGATTGCGTCAGACAGACGGCTAAAAAACATTATTCGCCCGCTTGGTAAGCTCAAGAATGGCTTGACGGTTTACTTGTTTAAATACATTGGTGAAAAAATTGAGCGCGTCGGATTAATGGCGCAAGAGGTTGCAAAGCTCAAACCTGAAGCAATCGTTCACATGGATAACGGCTTTATGGCTGTTGATTATGGGAAGGCTTCAGCGTCATGAATTACCAAGGTTACGGTTCAACCTCAAAAAAAGCAGAACGTCAGCGGGCTTTAGCTGAAAGCCTCATGCCTCAAAACATTGGCGGACCCGTCAACGGTATTGGCGGGGGATTAACTCAATTGGCGCAAGTTCTAATGTCTAAAAAGGCAAGCAAAAAAGCTGACGCCTATGATGAAGCGCACCGCGCGCAAATGGCTGAGGCCCTGAAAGGCGCAACGGCTGGCATGTCGCCAGATCAACAAGCGTTTGCGCAAGCCTTCCCTGAACTATTCGCCAAATCCCAAGCCGCAAACATGTTTCCTGACGCTATGGAGCAAAAACGCTTTGAACGTCAGTTGGCAAACGACACCTTTTCGCAAGGCCTTCAAACTCGGCAGGCTGACAGAGCTGACAGGGTTTTTGATTACGACATGCAGCGCGATATTGCGGGCGACAAAATTGCGGCTGAAAACCTGCAATATAATCGCAGCCGCGACGCGGCGGCTGACGCAATGGCGGCTGAAAAATTCGCCTATCAGCAAAAGCAAGACGGGATTTCAAACGCCCTGAACCAACAAAAGGCTGACACAAGCGCAGCAAGCGCAGCGAAAACTAGCCTTGGTAAAACGCCGATTTATCTTCGCGGTGAAGATGGTCAGGTTTCGATTGGCCAGCTTGGAAATGGTCGAATTGTCCCAGCAACCGTCGCTGACGGAATGACAATCGTTGATCCGATGCAGAAAGCGCAGATGCAGCAACAGGGCCGCTCACAAGGTAAAATTCAGGGCGAAAGCTTCCAGAATTTCCCCGCAATCGAAACAAATGCAAACCGCGCATTGAAGACGGTTGACCAACTCTTAAATCACAAGGGAATTGACGCAGGAACTGGCTTCAGCGCCAAGCTTCCAGCAATCCCCGGAACTGATAAATACGCGTTTAACGTCGCCAACAAACAGGCTCAAGGTCAGGTGTTCTTGCAGGGCTTTGAAGCGCTCAAGGGCGGCGGTGTCATCACTGAAGTTGAAGGCCTGAAAGCAGAACAGGCGCTTGCACGTATGGACCAAGCGCAAAGCCGCGAAGATTACGAAGCGGGCCTTCGCGATTACAAGTCCGTGATTGAAAACGGTATGGCCGCAGCGCGTCGAAAAGCGGGAATTGCTGACCCGCAAGCGCAGCAACAAGATTTTTCAGAAATGAGCATGGAAGAATTACAACGAATTGCAGGGGGTGGATAAATGACACCAGAACAAGCCCGTCAAGAGCTGGCACGACGCGAAATCGCCCGCCGCCAAGCCGAAAATCAGCAATCAAACAACCCGCCGCAACCGCAGGCGGGTTCAGTCGTTCAGGATAGGAATAGACCGCTGACGCCTAAAGAATACGCTCATTTTGGCGTCCCTGAAGGCACGACAAGGCAACAGGTCCGCGACATGCTTCAGAAACGAATGAACGCTTCAGAAGCGCAGTCAGCCAAAGCACAGAAGAAGATTGATAATTATAAGCGGGTTTTAAGACCTCTAAACGCGACCATGAGATTTGCTGACGCAGCGACATTAGGCGCGCCAACTCGCATTCAGTCAGGCATTTTGGAAGGTAAAGATTTAATCACTGGCGAAGATCGTGACCGATACGCTGAAGTGAAGGGCGTTAAAGACGACCTGAAAAAGATGTTTCCAAAAACGTCAGCCGTTTCAGATGTTGGCGGCGCTATCTTTGGCCTTGGTAAAGTCATGAAGGCGGGCGGAACCGCGACTAGGTTCGTTCCGCAAGGCCTGAAGGGCGCTAAAGGATTAGGCGCGACAACCGCCGCCGTTGCCGCTGACGGCGCTGCAATCATGGGAACTGAAGCCCTTATTGCGGGACGCGACCCATTGAAGGCTGCAAAGCAGGGCGCGGGGGTTGGTGCGGCCTTGAACGTCGCCACGCGCGGGATTGGAAGCGCGCTTTCACCTGTTGCGCAAAATATCAAGGCGCGCTTCAATCCTGACCTAATGGCTAAAAATCAATTGATTGCCGCTTTGAAACGTAGCGGTCAAACCGTTGACGATATTAAGGCGAAATTTTCCAGTGCAAAGAAAGACGGCGCTGACGAATTTATGATTGCCGACGCACTGAAAGAAGAAGGTCAGCGGCTTGCAAGCGGCGTGGCACGTCAGCCGGGCGAAGGCGGTCAAGCTCTTGTTGATGCGCTGAACGCACGTCAGGCGGGGCAATCAGGCCGTGTTGTGAACGCTCTTGATGAAGGCTTTCAGACAGGCGGAAAAACCGCCGCTGAAGCAACGGAAGCCATGTCGCAAAATATCCGCAAGACAGACCGCGCCAATTTCGGCAAGGTTCCTGACGAACCTGTTGCACCTACGTCCGCGATGAAATTCATTCAGGAAAACACGCAGGCCGTTCAGAAGGGCGTCAAGCCAACCAAGGCTGAACGAGCGCTGGCCAAGTATGGTGAAATGATTTCGTCAGCAAGCGGTTCGAATAACACGCAGCGCATGATTGCCATTCGACAAGACCTCGCTGACGCGGCTGACAAGGCGTTTCGCGGCGGTCAAGGCGGTCTTGGCACTAAGCTGAAGAATTTGAAGAAGGCCGTTGATGACGACATTCTTCAGACTTCTAGCGCTTATCGTGAAGCCAACGCGGCAAGTTCAAAGCTTCGCGGTATTCGCGACCAAGTGAAGGCGGGCCAAACAGGCGCGACACGCGGACGGCAAGAAGATCTTGTTTCAGCGCTTCAGAAAGCGTCACCTGAAGAACGTGCAGCGTTTGGCGTTGGATTTGCAGATACAAACATTGCGCGCGCTCAAAAGGGCGCTGAAGGCGTCAATGCGGCCCGTCCATTCACAAGTCAGCGCTTCAATGCTCTTGCAAAGGAACTCACTGAAGACGGCGGCGAAACAATTGGCCGCAAGCTTCAGCGTGAAAACGACATGTTCGCGACGCGCCACAGAGCGCTTGGCGGATCGAGAACGGCTGACAATTTGGCGGACCAAGCAAATGTAAATGCAGCGGTTGGATTGGGTTCTAAGATTGTCAGGGGAGATGTTGTCGGCGCGGCTGGCGATGTGGTCAGGGGCGTTGCAAATCGCATAACTGGCCAAAATCAAAAAAGCCGTGACGCCTTGGCCAAAATGCTGACGCAAAATTCAGATGACGTACTTGTTAAAGAGGCGGCGCGGCGTCTGAAACATGGCGAAAAGCTATCTGAAGCGCAGCGAAAAGCTATCGCGCCAATGTTGGCGTTAGGCGCTACTTCAGGAAATCAGTGAATAGATATAGAGGGATTACAAACAAAGCCGCTGACAGATAAAAATATCTATCTTCATAAATTGGCTGAAAAATCTTTCTCATGAAACGGCAGTAACTAAACACCAGAAAAACGCAATAGGACAAAGAACGAAATGCCCCGCAACACACAAAACATTTATCAATTGCCGCCCGGCACATACGGCGTTTCAGGCCAAACAATTTCATCCGTTCAATACAATATATTTTTGGACGATTTGACGCTTGAGTTAAATTCAGCGCGCCCGATTAGCGTTGGCGGCACAGGCGCAACAAACGCCGCAAATGCTAGAACAAATCTAGGCGTTCCGTCATTGGCTCAATTCAACACGCTTTCAGCGGAAGTTTCAGGCGGTAATTTCACGCAGTTATTTGTTGGCGGAAATCCTGTTTTTCATGCAGAAAACAAACCCGCCATTTCAGAAGTTACAGGCCTTCAGACGGCTTTAAATTTAAAAATGGACGCTCCCGCCGTTGGCGACACAATCCCTTCAGGCGGCGTTATTCGTGTGAACAATGTTGACTTCACCAACGTAACGGCAACACCGCAAGCGTTACCCGCCGCGCTACCTTCAGACAGCTTTCATTTTGGCGACATTTTCCCCGCTATTGGTCAAACAGTCGCGCAGGGCGGTCACTTCTCATTCAATGGCGTTCATCACCAAAACTTAACGGGCGCAAATTGGACCCGTCCCGAAAGCTGGCCTGAAACTGAAATTCCAAAAATTTCGTCACGCATTGCTGAACCGACACCGCCAAACGTCATTGTTCTGCTTGGTCAGTCTTGGGCAACCGCACCGACACCTTCAGACATTGACCCTGAAAGCCTAACGCTTTCGGACGGCGTTACGCCCGCTATCATTTGGGAACACGGCGGAATTAATCCGTTGATTGGTCCTAACTTTTCAGCGGCCTCATATGGAGCTGCAAAAGAGTACGTGGACCGATATGATAAGCCCGTTTATGTTCTCGGTGCGCAGGTTGGTGGTTCAAGCTTTGAGCAAAACGGCCCTGATTATGTCGAACCTGCAAACCCTGCAAATAATGCGCGCCATATTTACCCAAGCCTTGCGGCCAATTGGGCGGCGCTGAAGTCGCGGCTTGGTTACACGCCAGAAATTCTTGCGGTCTTCGTGCGGACTGGCGCAGGCGATGAAGCCACGCTGAAGAACCCGTTTCATAGGTCATTGCGCTACCTGAAGACCATTCAGGATTTGCGCGTTCTATATGAAGACCCTGAACTAACCTTTGTGTTCCAAACGTCATATCAAGGCATTGCTGACTTGCCATATGGTGACTTCTTCGCGCCTGAAGGTCTTCCTTTGGGTAGCGCTGCAAATCCTGAACGTCAGTCAGTCGCCATTTTAGATTTTGTTCGTCAGTACGATCAGAACTCTATGATCCTGAAAAATTCAGGCGTTGACGGTATTATTTCGCATGATGATAACCCGCTAATTCCTGACCCATCTTTTATTTATGATGAAAGCACCGCAGCAAATGCCGCGCTTGCTGTTGCGGCCCTTGATGAAGGCGAAACCTTCCAAATGGAAGGCAGACTGTACCAAAAACAAACGGGTGTTGTTGCGTCAACGTCAGCGCCATTTGATGTGCCGTATAATGACGTTGTTGAAGCGGCAGACGCCCTGCACCAATCCCGCCGCCGCGAAACCATAAACGGCCAATCTATGATGAAGGGTAAATTTGGCGACCTCTCACAGATCGCACCACCTTCAACGCAAATTTGGTATATTGCAGACAGAAGCGACACAGAGGTTCAAAAAATCAGAACCGTGAATGATGCGCGTGCTGTTGTCGGAATTAACTCACCTAAAATTAACGAAGTTCCTGTTGTCCAACATATTGAGCTTCCAAGCGCCCGTTCACACAGAGGCGGTTCAATCTTTCTTGTGACCCGCAACAGTGATGATTTAGCACAGGTGACCATTCAGAAGACATTCAACAAGCAATTGCCGCCGCCGGGATTACAGCCGCAAGAGTTTGAGAATGATCAAATGGAAGACCTAAACGGCGTTGACACGATACTAATTCAAGGCCCGACCTTATGGGAATTCACTGCAAGCCCATCCCGCAACAGGTGGTTCGTTCGGAAAATCCTAAATCACGGAAGAATTTCGTTTTTTGAAGACAGAAACATTCGCGTTGATTACGACGAGGCGCAGGTAACGGCCTCGAATGATTTACTATTTAAAAACATCCCAATTCCAGATGAGCTTATGCGTCAAGGCACATATGAAGCAATTATTTCAGGGCTTGTGGTGAACAATTCAAAACCTGTTGAAATTGTAATCAATATGAAGAAATCAAACGGCGCGGGCGATTTCGCTAATTCAGAGATGAAACAAACGGTCAGCGACGGCGGGTGGTTTGCGTTCAGTCATAGCTATTACATGCGCAACGGCGACGAAATTGACATTCGTGTTGAACATTCTGAAACGGATGCGTTCACGGTTCGCAATGTCAATTTGACCGTGAACGAAAGACCTTAAGACCATGACAGAAGAAGAAGCCCACCGCCTGAAGTGTGATATGCAGTTTGCGCAGAACGCGCGCGACTTAGAGCGGATCGAAAGAGAGTTTGACGATAAGTCAAAAAAAACATGCGAAAAATCTGATAGGAACGCAGAAGAGTTGACCAAAATCACCGCCACGCTGAACGAGCGGCAGCGGGCAGGTGGAAGCCGCACTGATATTCTGGCGAAAGTAGTTCCGACATTTATTGTTTTAGTTTTGTCAGGCGCGGTGACATATCTATCCAGTGAGTTGAAAGGTATTCGCAAGGTTGTTGCCGACAATAAAACCGCAGACACAGAATGGCGCGGTAAGCACACAGGCGAAATTGAACACCGCGACACGGTTCAATGTCTTAGCATCCAAACGGTTCAAATCTCTCACAATAACGCAAATCCTGAACACCCTATTTCGGTTATAGATTGCGGAGTTGGAGCGGGTAAGTAATGGCGCGCAAATTAAACCCTGAAGCTATTGCTGAAAAGTTCGCGGAATATCTTTCGCAAGACGAACCAGACGGAACCATAATCGCAGGCCTTCAAAAGATTGGACG